GGTTGCCTGGGCGGTGCCTGTGGTTTTGGCGGCTTCGAGGTCGGTCTCTAGCTGGCGGGCGCGGTCTTTGGCGGTCTTGGCTTCGTTCAATAGCTCATCGCGGTTGGCGAGGATGCGGCGCTTCTCAGCTTCAAATGCTTCGGTGGCGGTGGTCAGGCGGGTCACTTCGGTCTGGGCATCGCCGGATAGGTAGGCGATCGCGTCTTCGAGGCTGGTGAAATCGGTTCTTAGTTGCATGGTCTGTTCCCACGGGGAGGGCCACTGGCCCGGTACGCGGGGAGGGTTCCTAGGGGGTTGCGGTGGGTAGGATAGGGGCACTGAGTTTTGCAGCAAAATGAAGCGACAGCAGCGGCGAGAGCGGGGGCGGCATCGGTGGCTGAGGCATGGGCGGGCGATCGGTGGCGATGTCCTGGCTGAGGTGCTCGATCGCATCGCACGGGCATCGGTGGTCGTTGCTGAGGTTCTAGGGCGGTTTGGGATGGCGATGGGTGACTATGCCCGCAGTGTCGGGGGCGTGGCGGTAGACAGTGAGCCTGGGCTGATCAACGAAATGAGCACGCTTGACGACCTCGCTTTTGCGTTCGTTGATGCGCCTAGAAGCTTGCCAGTGACGGAGCCATGGCCTGAGCCCGATGCTGCCCTACGCCTGGCCTACGACACCCCGCTGCTGCCAGAGCAGGCGCGATCGCTCATCCAAGAGCATGGGCTGGAGTTTGCCCAGCGGGTGGGGGAGCTGGTGTTGCGGGGAATGGCTTGGGATCATGCGGTGGATGCGCTGACAGGGCGACTAGGGCCATCGTCGGAGGCATACGCGAGGATGCACCTGGGCGAACGTGGGCGCTGCATCCCCTTCAACCCAATCGCCACACTCGCGGCCAGGCACCCACGCTGCCCCTGGCCACCACGCCACGGCACCCCCAGCAGTTTTGTGGAGGTGTGCGGCGATGCCGCGGTGGGTCGGGTGCGGACTGCCTGCGATCGCTGCGGCTTCTACAGCCCGCCATCCCCCGGCAAAACGCTGACCTGCGCCCTGCACCCAATGGGGCGACCTGAGGGGCGCTGCGGCGATTGGGAGGCCAGAGGGGCAGAGGTGCAGCAGGCGTTAGACGAGGCTGAGGCGCGGCTTGCAGGCCTAGAGGAATTGGACGAACTTGCGCAAAGGGCTGCGCCCAGGGGTTTTGCAGTGTCAGTTGACCCCAATCAGTGGACTGATGAGCTTCGCCCAGCCCTACTCGTTAGAGTGCAGTGGCTAAATGATCGGCCTGCTATGCACGGCGGTTTTGAGATAAGCAAGGATGCGCTCCTTGGAATGTCTGACAACCAAGTGAGGGCCGAAATTGAGCGGTTGATGGGCGAAGTTTGCGGCCCTCGGAATCCGGTTCGGAATCCGGTGCAGCTGCCAATGTGGGAGCGTGGCGGCTGGCCAGACTAATCCTCATCCTCCGCCACATCGCCAGGTCTGGGCAGCTCCCCATCCAGAATCCCGTTAGGCACCGCTGGCCGTTGCGTCTGCTGCGTGAACTGGCCCTCCAGTCGCTCCATTTCAGCGGCAGGTGTCCAGTCGTCGGGCAAGCCGATCTCGCCCTGTTGCAACAGCCCTAGGAAGGTCTCGTCGCTGAGCTTGCCAGCGTTTACCACGCCAGTCAGCGCAGTGAGAAATTGCGCGTCCATCGTAGACAGGTCGAAGTCTCTGTTGACGGTGGTGGTCGGCGCTTTGGAGGGGTCGATGCCCATGTACGCGCAGTGCAGCCGCAGGGCACCGTCGAGGGCCTGCTGGAGGTTCTGAGCAAGGATGGATAGCTGGCTGTCGCCCTGGCTGCGATCGAGCCGCTTGGCCTCTGCGCTCTCGCCTACGTTCTTCTGGGTGGTCATCGTGCTGAGGCCCAGCTGCATCATCTCGGCTGCCAGCGATTGCAGGCGCTCAAAGTTGGGGGCAAAGGCGGCGGGGTCTGGGGCGCTCCACTCGGCGCGGGCCTCTGGGTTGGGTAGGCAGATCGCCTCGCCGACACCGCCGACGCTGCCCAAGTCTTCGGGGGAGCAGCCAAAGAAAAACAGCCGGGGCACCGCTGCGACGTGGAGGCTGTTGTCCATGTCCGCAGAGATCTGGTAGTGCCGAACGTTTAGATGCAAAACCTCAACCATGGGCGGCGCGGTTTTGTGGCCCCTGCGATCGGAATGAATGAACACGAACGGCAGCTCCACAAGGCCGCCCAGGTCGATCGGGCCAGCCTCCACCATCAGCCACTCGCCCTCGTTGTCGGGGTCTTCCTGCCAAATCTGGTAGCTCACGCTGGGGCTTGGGGTGCCGTCCTCAAGGGTCGCCAAGCCCACGCCATAGACCAGCACCTGCTCCACGTCCTTCTCCCCCCACTCGCCATCGGGCACGGTGACGCTTTGCAGCAGTCGCACCTGGGTGCGTTTCTTGAGGCCGTTGGTGGTGCTGTGGCGCTCGGCCAGGATTCTGGGCCCAGGGTACAGGCTCCAGTAGGGGCGAATGCCTTGGGCCTGCTGGTCTGCCAGTGTGGCCAGCCCCTCGGTGTTGGGGTAGATCACCTCAATGCCAGCGTGGTCGCAGTGGATGGCCTCACACAGGGCATCGTAGGCGAACTGCTGGAGGTCGCTGCCCTCCTGGTCAATGTTGTCGAGGTGTCCCGCGATCGCTGCGCCGGGTTCGTCTTCGCCGGGTTTGTAGCCCACCAGCTGCTGATACTCGGCCTCGCTCAGGCCGCCAGTGTTGGCGACGCGCACGGGCTTGCGGAGGATTTGGCTGGCGAAGGCGCGAACCAGGCGGGTGTAGATGGGGGTGAGGGTGGCGCGGCCCAGGCGGCGTTTGTAGGCGTCGTCGTCCTCACCCGGCTCCTTCGGCAGGTAGGCCTCACCCAGCTCGCGCATGGTGCGGGTGCCTGCTCTCACAGCGGTGACATCAGCCCAGTCGGCAGCCAGGCGCTGGTGGTCGAGGCTGGGGGTGCGCACGGTGGGCTTATCGCTCTTGCCCTCGCCCTGGTGTGCGGTGGTACTGGGGCCGGGGGTGGCGAAAAGGTGATCTCGCTGGTAATTGGTGGGCATCGGGAACCGCCTGCGCTGGGTGCGCTGGGAGGGTTCCTAGGGGGCGGGGTTAGCTGCTTGGGCGGCAACTACTCCGACGAGGTTGCGGCGTTTGAGGCGGCTGTAGTACGGGAGATTACGCCGCGATGTAGGGGTGCGATCGGGGCGGCTAGTCCAAAATCAGCCCAGGAGTGTTGTAGTACGGCGGTTTAGTAGAGCTTCAACCCGCTCTTGCTGGCCCCGCCTCGGCCCTTGATCAGCGGGGCTAGGCCGTAGCGGGTGCCGTCCCAGATGTGCTCCCAGCCATCGGCCAGTGTGGGCAGCACCTCCCCTGTGAGGCGATCGGTTTTGTAGCTCCACAGGCGGGCTTCCTCGATCGCGTGCTTGCAGCGGGGGTGAATCACGATTTGCTGGTAGCTGCGCAGGTGGGCCACGCCATCCTCGACGCTACCGGGCCACTTCTTCACGCCCTCAATGCGGGGCAGGCCGTGGCGGCGGAGGTAGCTGATGGACTCAGGGCGGGCGCTGTCGGCGCGGATCGGGTATTTCTCGCAGTCGGGTACATCGCGCATCCAGCGATCGGCGGTGGCGTCTAGCTCCAGGCCCACGGCCCAGCTCTCGTACTCCAGGTAGAGCCGCCCCTCATGCACCCACAGCCGCACCAGGGTGCTGGGGTCTTGGGCAAAGCCAAAGTCAGCGCCGTGGTACGGGCCAGCCCATCCATCGCCTGGCTCAAACTCATCGACCACCCATTTGCCGCTGAGCACCTGGGCATCGCTGCGCTCCCAGCATTCGCCCTCCCAGATGTGCTGGTAGAGGTCGGGGTCGGTGCGCTGCATGTCGCGGCGCTCGGCGTCGAGGGTGGCGGGAAAGTGGGGGTTCTCATCCCAGTTGACGCGGCGGGTGTAGCTGTCGGCTTTCTCCCGTGCGACGAACTGCTGATACATGGGGTCGGTCTTTTGGGCGGGGTTGAAGGTCACCCAGATCTCACTGCCCTCCTCTCGGATGGTGGGCACCAGCGTGCGCCAGCTCTCGCCCGAGATGGTCTGCCCCTCCTCAATCCAGCAGTGGGTGAGGCCTGCCATTGACTTGATGCTCTGGACGTTGTGGCGGATGCCCTTGAACACAAAGGCGCTGCCGTTGGCCCCCAAGATTGCGGCCTCCTGAGGGGTGTAAAAATCTTCCAGGCCCAGCGCTTCGATCCGCTCTTTGAGCAGGTAATGCACCGAGTCCTTAATCGAGTTCTGAAACTCACGGGCACACAGCACGCGGATTTTGCGCCGCACGCCCTCAATCAGCAGTGCGTCGGCAGCACCGTAGCTCTTGCCAGATCCGCGCCCGCCCCACAGGCACTTGTAGCGGCGTGGCTCTAGCAGGGGCTTGGCCCAGTCGGTGAGCCCTGCGATCGCAGCCTCCAGCACCTCAGGGGGCACCACAGCGGCCTCGGGCTCAAACGCTGCCTCTAGTTCCTCTAGTAGGCCGTCGAGGTTCCGCATTACCCCGCGCCCCAGCCAGAGGCCCGTAGCCGCTTGATCAACTCGGTCGGGGTCTTGTACCGCGCCAGCAGCATGTCGCACAGCGCCTCATCGTCTAGAGGCGCAACCTTGAGCCGCTGGTCGATCAGCTTGCACAGGCCGCTGATCGCTGCGCCGAAATTCTGGGGCACCGTCGGGGCGGCCAGCTCTACCCGGGCCATGACGATCGCCTCATCGATCGCGGCCAGCAGACCCTCAGCCGTGGCGTAGTCGCCAGATGCGATGACCGGCACCGGGCGGGCGGTGGGTTCGCTGCGGGGGCGATCGAAGTTGACCACCTTTGGCCTCGGCGGTGGCTCGGGCTGGGGCAGGCTGCTGCGTAGGGCCTCCCAGTCGTTGCCAGCGGCGCGGTCGGCGTCCATCCACCTCTGAATGGTGCGGCGGGCGGCGATGCCTCGGCGGGCGATCTCTGCGATCGCAACGCCCTGGATGTAGAGCGCCTTGGCTTGTTCTTTGGCGGTGGAGTCTTTAGCCATGACGGGTGGCCTCGGCTACGGCTACAGCCCGCCGCAGTGCGATCGCGGCGGCTTGAGGCACTACGGCGTTTCCGAGTCCTTTAATTCTGTCCACCCCGTTGGGAACCCCATTATCCATTCGCAGGCTTCCGGGTTCAGATGACCAGGCGACTGGCTCAAGTAGCGGAGTGAGGAGCCTATCTTCGCCCCGCTCGGACGCAGCCCCGACTCCTGCTTTCTCATTGCTGTTGTGTGGCAAACCCTCCCCCCTAGAAGACTGTCTGAGGCTTGAACGGTAGGCAACAATGAAAACCCGCTTTCGCAGGTGCGGCGCTCCCACGCTTGCTGCCGATACAACTTGCCACTCTGCATCAAACCCGATTTTGGAAAGCTCCCATAGAACCGTCCCCATGACTTTCCCTTTGTCCCGAGAAAGCAGCGCAGCGACGTTCTCCAGTACGACAACTGACGGCTGGCACTCGCGAATAATTCTGACGACTTCGTAGAACAGCCCGCTTCGTTCACCTTCCAGCCCTCGCCCGTTGGCGTTGGCGCTTGAAATGTCTTGGCAAGGGAATCCGGCTGTGATGAGGTCATATTGATTTACCTGGGGTTGAAGGGTTTTTACGTCGTTATGGATGGGCACACCTGGGAAGCGCTGACCTAGAAGGCGTTGGCAGTAGGGCTCAATCTCGACAAACTGCCGTGTCTCAATGCCGCCCACCATCTGCGCAGCCAGCGCAAAGCCCCCGATGCCTGAGAACAGGTCGAGGTGTCGTAGGGGGGTTGCCGTTGCCGTCGCTGCTGCCATGGTCGTCTCGCTGCTGAATGACGCAGGGAGATTTCCCACGGGGTGGGGCGTTCAGGGGCTACAGGGCGCGGAATGGCACAGGGACCACCGCAGGCAGTGGAGGGGTGCGATCGCAGGGGCAGAGGGAGGGGTTAGGGCGGGCACAGGCAACAAAAAACCGCCCGGAGTAGGGGGCGGCGAGACTTGGTAGGCGTGTTGGACAGGGAACGCTGCTATTTCTTTTTGGCCTTGGCCTTGCTGCCAGCGGTGGCCAGCTCACGCTCTGGCGCAGTGGCGGGCGGGGCGACCTTCTGCTTGAACTGCTTGCCAGCGCTGAACGCAGGCACCTGCGTGGCGGGGATGACCATCTCTGCCCCGGTCTTTGGGTTGCGCCCGGTTCGCTCGGTGCGATCGCGGCGCTCGAAGGTGCCGAACCCAACGAGGGTGACTTTCTCGCCCTCGGCTACCGCGCCCATGATGGCCTCAAGCGTGGCGGTGATGACGATATCGGCGTCCTTTTTGGTGATGGTGGCTGAGGCCCGCTGCACGGCGGCTTCGATTAGCTCTTGCTTATTCATGGTCACGGCCCAATAGGGATCACAGCCGTTTTAGCACGGTGGATCAAGGGCTGCAACCGTCGGCAA